ATTCTGATGATAGCTGTGCTTGCTGCTGCTGCGGGAAAAACTATGGTGAAATCACCTGCTGTTGATGTTTTATCTCCACCAAAATCTATGGTAGCCACAGAAGGATCACCACTAGCTGTGTCGTTATATATTAAACAACCTCTAGCTGTAACAGTTGCTGTACCAAAAGTCAGGTCGGCAAAATCAGTAAAACCTGTTGTACCGCCACTTGTTGGAGCAACATTAGTTAAAGCAGCACCACCTGCTGTGTAATTAGTACCTGTAACTTGGTTCGTAGTCGTGTATGCTGTTGTTGCAGCCCCCATTGTTGCCGAACTTGTGTACAGAGCCAACTTAAAGGTGTTTCCACCAGAAGCCTTAAAATTATGAGTAGCTTCTAACAACTCTTTTTTAAAACTTGTAGTTAATGTTGAAGTAATTGCCATTATTTAATCTCCGTTAATATCTTAGCTAAGTCCTCATGACCTTGTTGAGTCAAGAGATTCTTCATAGTGCATCGTTCACTATTGATGCCCTGTTTAATATAATAAAGTATTGTGTTGTAAATAGCTACTTTGAATGCTTCAGCTTGTTGTTTAATATGAGGTGCAGCGTTTTCAGAAATACCACAAATCCTTTCTGTTGCTTTTTCTGCCCAGTACTCAGGTGGGTGTCCTCTGTAGTGTTGTGTGTCTACTGTTATATTACCTAACCCACCAACTGTATCTGTTTCAATCATATCAATACCTCTTAGCTTCTGGTGGTGTGTTAAGTATGGGGATAAGTTTTGCCTTTTTTCTGTTTTCTTCTTCTTTAGCTTCTGTATATTCTTTAAACCCAACTTTATAAAATTCATTTGTTTCAGGGTCAAACATGACTAAAGGTGGGTTTTCTAAACGATGATATCCATATATTTTATCTTGTATAGGTACGTCTGTGTCTAATAAACCAGATCTTGGCGCAACACTCACAACTATGCCAGAAGTTATACATTTAGAAAGCCAAAACTCGACACAAGCTCTACCTGCTTCAGCAAAGTGTAGATTTCCTTTGTATGTGAAATCAACACCAAACATGTTGATTCTACCTACTCTGTTGTACATAGCAAAAGCTATAGCAAAACACACAGTATTGTTTAAGTAACTACTGCCTGTGTCTTCTATAACATCAAGTAGTGGAAACTCTACTAAATTATCACATCTTTCATCGAGTTCACACGTATATATTGGTCCAGGGTGTGTTTTCAGTACCTTTCTCATGAGGTGTGTCTGACTTCCAGCGTCGTCTGTGTCTAAAAATCTACTGGCTGGGTCTAACATAAATGTTCTATCAACTTGTCTAGCTATGCCTGCCATTGCATTTATAGCCCAAACTTCGTCAAACTCATTTCCGTGTGATATTGCTAGATGATAATCTAATTGACTTTCGCCCATGGCGACTATGGCGATATTCGCCCCTTCGAGTTCTTTTATTTTCATGCCTGTGGTGATCTCCTTACTTGGTCATATCTATATTGGTCTCGGGTGGATTTACCTTCCCCAAGGTTTTTCATCAAGGCGAGTGCCTCTTGAAATCTTGTCTCATAGATCGGTGCTGTTTCATAATTTTTCAAATACATCATAGCCTCTGTTAAACAACCATATAACATCGCATTAGGTGCGTTGGTTGAGAGCCATGTAGTACCTGAATCACCTGCCGAAGTAAGGGATGAGGGTCTATAAAAATAGTGTAGCTCAAATGTGTAGTTAGAATTTGGCGTTGGCGCCAGTATAAAAGTATTCTCATCAAATTCTGCGTAATACTTTGGTTCTCCCGTAGTGGAAGATGCAGGTGTGTAGTCCCGAATAAAACTTGGATGCTTTAGTTTTAGATAGTTGTAGTTTGAACTACTGTCTATCACAGCTAAACTAAAGGGTGCTAGGAAATCACTTGGTGCTCCTAGATATGCAGTACCAGACGTTGCTGTTCCTGTTACGTTTTTAATAAAGTCGTCTAATTGGACGGCTTTTAAAATGCGTTCTTCTGTGGTTTTTATAAAATCATCTAGATGATTTGTAAAGGATGTTTCAGTAGACTCTGAATAATCTTGTATTGCTGTTTTTAATGTCGAATAAGTCCAACTCATCTCATCATCCTGTACTTACTGTTATTGTACCTAAACTTGCTGTTAATTGATCCATATAAAAACTAGAACCAATCACATCATTGTGGCTTACGTCCATAGATAATCCTGTAACACCGTCTGCGTTTTTGGTGTTTCCACTTCTAACTATACCGTAACCAGTTGTGGGTGCAGCTTCTGTTCCTCTTGGTTGTATCAAAGCTTCTGGATCAACAGGTACTCTGACAGGATCTAGTTGTGGGTGTTTAGGTTCATAACAATCTGGGCAAACTTTTAAACCATTCCACTCCATTTTCATGTCTAAGTATTTATAGACAAACCCACACCTGTCACACTGAGCTTGAGAATATTTACCTACAGCATACGCCACTATAAATAACTCCTACTGGGGACAAGATGTAGAGAAGCTCTGTTACGATCTTCGTCTGCAGCTAATTTAAAATCTTGTTCGTATTGTTGTTTCAATAACCCAGCTTTTTCTGGGTTCTTTTTCAAAGCGATGTAGTATGCTAAGCCACTCGCCATACAAGGCATAAACCTTGATGGTATTTCTGGATCTTGTGCTGATGCGGTAACATCGTCTATACGTTGTATAGTATTCGCTATCAGTCTATATGTGTTTACGCTGTCTGGTGTTGGCCACAGCTTTACAACTGGTGTAGTTTGTCTATCTAAAAATATCTGTGTAGGTCTTCCTGTGGAAGATTTATCAGGTATGTTTAAGTATTCTGTCCTACCGATCCTAGTCAGTTGTATATCTGTAGTGTTAGAGGCAGAGTCTATCTGACGTATGACTGCGGAAACTATATCTAGATCGTATGCATTTAAAGTATAACTATTAGTCTCTGACGTTAGATTGGTTGTAACCTGTTCTATTGTCCAGAGGTTTACACCCCTGTTTGACCAATCTGCAAACATTATATTTAAAGATCGTCTAGCAGTTTCCGCATCATAACCTGTCCTAAGTTCTAGACCAGCTAACTCATATGCTTCCTCTATCGTGTCCGCAATCGTTAACTGAAAGGTCTTAGTACCCGAAGTTGCCATTAAAATTCTTTAATTACTGTTAAAACAATAACGTAAGAATCGCCACTCGCATGCCCTGTGGTTGTCAGTTTGATGTCTCCTGTTTTTCCACTAGCAGCAGCAGTATTCTGCAAACCACCCATATATGAAAAATCTACATCATCACTGTAGTCAGAATTTAAATCCCAACAAATCGTGTTTGTACTAGCGTTCCATAAAAGTTTTACGCTCATACCGAATGTTGAGTAATTAACCCTTTCTAGTTTACAACCTGTGCATGCTGCGCCATCTGTGCTTCTTGTGGCTAGGGCACTTACATCTACCTTAGTAACAGCCGACTCACCTGTTCCATCAGATGTGTTAGTTAGCTGTATAACAGCTTTTCTATCATCATCTACAATGGTTGTTGAAGTTACTGCATCAGCCATGTTCTACTCCTAATTAAGCGTCGGCGAACATAGTTACTAGAGTTCCTGAACCTAGAACTATGCCTTCAACAGCATATTTAGCAGAAGCCATTGCAGTTACTTTTACAATACTACCAGCTAATCCGCCTTTAGTAGTACCGTTCAGAGTAATTACGTCGTTGCTTGCACCTGAGATAAATGTTTTACCTGTTGCGTTGTTAACACCGATGTATAACCCACCAACGAATTTATCTGTTCCGTCAGTTAAAATGTCCATATCTGTTGCAGCAGTTTCTACTACAAAGAAAAAACTTGCTCCTAGATTATTGGTTTGGTTAGGATCGTCGTCTCTATCTGGTGCAGTTGCAACTATGCTGGGTAAAGTAAATTTACCGTCTGCATCATTACAAGTTAGTATTTTACCTGCGTGAGAATCAACAGTTAGTGTTGTGTCAGCTGTTAGGCTAACTACATTCGCATTACCTGCTGAAATAAAACCAGCGAGTGATCTTACTGGTCCTGAGAAGGTTGATTTTGCCATAATTTCCTCCCGTGGAAATAACATCTATCGTCTTTGGCTAAGTCTGCTAGGTCAGTCGATAGAATAATTAATATAACCCTAGAAGTTCATTCTATATTATAAAATGTAAAAAAGAAAGGGAGCCGAAGCTCCCTTTCAACACGATTAAGAAACCGTATTAGGCACCTGGAGAACCGTAAATACCTCTCCAATCTGACCAACCGAAAGAATATCTTTCTCTAGCTTTGTACCTAACATTACCAGTTTCGAAGTCTCCTTCCATACCAGTGCTCATTGCAGCTCTTTCGAAGTGCTTGAGTCCATTAGGTGCATCAGTCTTGATAAAGAATGCATCTGTATCAGTCAGATAGTGGTTAACAGTATAGCCTTCAGGCAACATCCCCATGTTTTTCATGGCGTTGATGTCGTTATCTGATGTGCCCACTCTGCCAGGAGAGTTTAGAATCCTGTCAGCAACAAATTGTAGCTGTGGTGGAACGATCAGTTTTCTGGCTTGTACATTAACCTTGATACCTCTTTCATCTTTAAATGCTGAGATATCAATTAAGGCATTTTCTAACGAAGTTTCGTTAAGGTCAGCAGCAGTGCTTGGCTCATTTTTCTGATCTCCAGCTGTCAAAGTTGGATGGTCAGTAGTCATGAGAGGTTTCCCGTCTCCTCCTGGATAGGAAGTAGAGAATCCATTATTGAGCACGTTTGCAGCTTTAACTTGCTTCGTGTTCGCCATAGACCTAGCCAATGCTCTAGTATATCTAGAAGAAAGGGTATCGTAGAGATTATCTTCGATAGCTTCTTCTGTCAATGCGAAAGCAAGGGCTACAGTTTCGTGAGTGTAACGAGAAGTGAAGGTTTCTTGTGCTGTATCGTAACTTACTGCTGCACCTTCTCCTTTAACTGGAGCTTGTGCGAAGCCTGATAACATCACTTCTTCCTCAAATGCTCTGTCTGAAGTTTCTGTATCAAAAATTTCAGCATGCTCATTCTCGTAACGATTATACTCGAGACCAAAAAGTGCGTTCAGTCCTGGCTCGAGTTCTTTTACTAATTGCGCTCTATTAATAGCCATTTCTATTCACCCCTTAGTCGTTTCCGTACGTCGAAGCTGGGAATATGAAATACCCTCTAGCGTATTGCGCATTAGCAGAGTTATCTGGTCTATCCACATAAGCTACTAATTTCGCTATACCACTAGCGGTAGTCGTAGTCACACCTTCTTTCGAACGGTTGTTGTTAGTATCACCTGCAGTTGTAGAGATAGTGTGTACCTTTCCAACATCTGCCTGAGTTGGAGTCCCAGTAAACTGAGCCTCGTAGACAATGTTTGGATCGGCATACACATATGCTTTAATGTTTGCAGAACCTAGTGTAGTCGTACCTGAGACAAATCTTCTTGTGAAGACTACTTCTCCTGTAGACTTTTGGTATTCACAGCCACCAAATACACCTAGTGGAGCATCAGTCGCTCCTCCTTGAAGTACATATCCGCTAGTGAGCTTCACGACGTCACCTGAAAAGATATCGCCAGTAGCACCACTTTGGATAGGAAACTCAGAAGGGCGAACAGTGCCTCCAGCCATGTGATATGCTGGTGTAAAACCATTTGGGTCATTTACATTTGCCATTGTTGTTTTACCTTTAAGTTAATAAAAAAATTAACGATTCTTACGAATCGCCTCCTTTACCAAATGTGACTTGAGTTTTTCTATTAGGTTGACTAATAGGCATCCTACTGTCACTTTCTCGCATTAGATTTGAATCGACTGCCTCCATTTGGTCTGAAGCCATTTTATTATAGTATGCACGTCTTTGTTCGACGGTTTCGATTGGCATCTTTGCGAGGATTAACCCACCTACTCCGATTACCCCAGCATGTCTGCCTTCTTCAACTGTCGGTGCTTCAAACTCAGGGTGTTCATCTGCTCTCACAGGTTCCCATCCTTCACGAATACGTTTTGACATATTCGCTTTGTCTTCAACTCCAACCATTGATTCTCTCAGCCATCTGTAAATAAATCCAGAAGGTGGCGTTGGTGCGTCTAATAAAGACGGTGGTTGCCATGGTTTTAAGCGAGCAGTTTTTGCTCGACTATCTGCAGATCTTGGAGTTCGATCTGATTCGGTATTTTCTACTTTATCTACCATTTTTATCTCCTCATTTAACGTGTTTAGCGTATTCTTCAAGCGGAACACCTAGTCTTTTAGCTATTGCTATCTGGCTAGATGACAGCTTTACTGTGCGTCCCTTTCCTGCTCTGCCTCTAACACCTCTGCTAGAGTTAGCTACATTCTCTTGAACGTTATTTATTTGAGAAACTTCTCCACCACCGTTTAATTTGTGAGGAAA